ATAGTGTAATTATTCAAATCCATATCTATTTATAGGTATGGATTTAGATTTTGAATTATATAAAGGTAAGAAATATTCAAACTTACTTAAGGATGTTGTAATCAATTCTGAACAGAAAAAAGACCAAATTGATATTTTGGTATCTGATCTCAGAAGTATGATTAAAACACCAAATGATGCTATTGTCATCGTTCCTCTTATAAAAGATTACTTGGATGTAAGTGTGAGGAACGATGAACAATTAGTTAAATTAGCTGCAATAGTACAAAGATTGGTAAGTAACGATAATAAAGGTGCAGAAGAAGTAGGTGGATTATCAGAAGAAGAAAGACAACAATTAATGGCTGAAGTAGGAAAGATTACAGAAACGATGAATACACCAATTGAAATAAAGAAATAATATGCCATATTTTAATATAAAATCTTCTCCTATTAGTTTTGGACAGTTAAATAACATTGGTTTGTCGGTTGGAAATCAAACAACTACAACCTCTGCGAATGAATTTTATGAATTGGAACCAGCAATTGTGTTGGATGTAATTTTGGATGAAACACATCCCGAAATAGTAAATAAAAGACATTTGGTGGATATTAGAAATATACCAGCAAACTATAAAAATGAATTGCCTAATCAAAAAGATATAGATTACAGTTATATAGGTGCTTGTAGAGTAAGATTATGTTTTTCACAACAAGGATTGGAAAAAGAAAAGTTGTCATGGGCATTTCCAATGGAATCTACTGGTATAGTAGAATATCCATTATTAAATGAAGTAGTAATTGTTGTAAAGTATTTGGATAAATTATTTTATACGAGAAAATTAAATTTAAATGGATTTATTAATCAAGAATCTAATTTTCGACTTGAAAAATTTTATGGTAATAATGATGGAAATAAAGATTTAGTATCAGAAGACGGATTAAAAACCGAATCTGTCGAGGGTCCATTATCATTGAATTCATTTAAGAAAATTTCAAACAATCAAGTAAAAGGAGTACTTGGTTCATATTTCTTAGCAAATTCAAAAATTAGAAAATTGAGAAGATACGAAGGAGATACTGTTCTTGAAAGTCGTCATGGACAATCAATTCGTTTTTCCGCATATGATGATATAAGAGATAATGATAAAGGTTTTTATTCTGATTATAAAGGCGATCCCACTGTAAATAAATCAAATGAAGGTTGTGGTAACCCAATGGTTTTAATTAGAAATAGACAGAGAAAATTATCATTGGACAAACCTATATCTGATAGTTCAAAACTGCCGCCAATTCCTGCAATTATAGATTCGCAAAAAAATGTTGGTGGTTTAATTGATGAAGATATTAATCACGATGGTAGTTCTATTCACATTACATCTGGATTGACTAAATCTAAATGGAGAACAACTTGTTATAAATCTATATTTCAACAGGGAAAAGAAGAACAACCACTATTTTCACCAAAAGGTTCTACTGCATATAACTTTGATATAGAAAATTTAAAAGGCGATCAAATTGTAATTAATACAGATAGATTGATTCTAAGCAGTAGATTTGGTGAAACATTACACTTTTCAAAAGAAAGATATGGAATCGTAACTGATAGTGAATATACAGTTGATGCGCATGATCAAATTGTAATGACTACCAATAATAAAACAGTATTTAATAGTCCTGCAATTTATTTGGGACAATATGGTCAAACAAATGAACCAGTATTATTAGGACAAACTACAGTAGATTGGTTATATGATTTATGTAATTGGTTACTAAATCACGTTCATTGGTATAATCATACACATCCAAAAACTGGTAATGCAAATCCAAATAAAACTCAAGAATCGGTTCAAGATAAACAATTAAAGTTTTTAAGAGACAATCTTGACAAGTTAATGAGTAGAAGAGTATTCGTTACTGGTGGTGGTTATGCGCCAGGCGCAGATGGTATAATGCCAGAAGGATTTAAAAATGCAACTGCACCAGTATCTGTAAATATAGTATCAGGTCAAGGATTGCCGGGAACATTTAAAGGAAAAGTAAGACGAGAAGGTCCAGTAGAAATTCAATATGAAGAAATTTAATTATGATTAATAAATTAAAATCATTTGTTGACATTGATCCTGCTTTATCTGGTGCTCCAACCGAAGGATCTAATGGATTGAAGTTTGTTACTGCGTTAAAATCCGATGTTTCCAGTAAAGTAGGTGGATCAATAGATAAATTTGCATCAAAAACACAACTTTCGATTGGTGATACTGCCGGTAATTTTGTTGGTGGTGCTATTGGCGGAGTAAGTAATTTTACGAAAGATGTTTTGAGTGGAGTTGATACGGGCATTTTAGGAAATGCAGCATCTAAAGTTTATGATGTTGCAGGTAATGTAGTATCAAAAGTTGATAGTGTTACGGGGGGTGTTATAGGTAAAACAACTGATATTGCAGGTAACATTTTAAATAAAGCGGAAAATATTACAGGAGGAGTAACATCAAAAGTTGGTATGGTTTCTAATACAATTACGGAAAAGACGGATGGATTAGTAAATGTATCAGATTATAGTCCTTATAATTTTGATGCCAATAATTTAAAAGATAAAAGTATAGATCGTTTTACAGGAAAAGCGACAGACAAAGTTACATCAGTTATAGGATCAACTCCGTTAGATGTAGTTGGAAAAGTAGAAAGTAAATCAATAACAGTAAACGAAAAAGTAGGAAGTGTGATTAACACCGTGTTAGATAGTAGTGTTGGTGAAAAAGTAGGTGGTTATGTAGGATCAAAAGTTGGAGAATCGGTTGGTTCTAAATTGGGAACTGCTATTGGTGGATATTTACCTACAAATAAAATTGCAAATACTATAGGATCAAACTTAGGAAGTGTTGGTTCAAGTGTTGGTAAATATGTAGGGAAAACGACAGGAATTGAAACTCAATCTAAACTTAGACAAACAATAGGAAAACGTGTAAAAGTCGTAAAAATACCAAAGTTACCTGACCCAGCTTCAATAAATAACAAAATAAATAATACAATAGGTAATATTTAATGATAATTATATAGAGTATGAAAAGTAATGAATTAAAAGAACTAATTAGATCTGTGATTAAAGAAGAGTTGAATAAAACATTACCTACTTTAATTCCAAAAGTATTGACGGAAATATTGGCAGGCAATCAATCCAATGTAATTCAATCTAATGAACAGACAATTTTAACTAAAACTGTAGTAAAAGAATCGGTTCAAAAGCCAAAAGAAATTAAAAAGTATTCAAGTAACCCAATTTTAAATGATATTTTGAATCAAACAGTAGTTAAAATACCAAGTGAAGGTTCAATGGCTGGCCTTGATTCTTCATTTAAATCACAAACATTTGCTGGTATGCAAATGAATGAATCCGTAGAAACACCACAACCAGCTGCTCCTGTAACAGAAGAACAAGGTAAAGTGATGAATGTTCTTAATAGGGATTTTAGAAGTTTAATGAAAGCAGTAGATAAAAAGAAACAATCCGGAAGTGTAGGTTCTGGAATGGTATCAATGGGATAATATGAATCCAATAGGACTAACATTACCTCTTCAAATTGGTAAAAATGGATATTTTCAACAGAGTTATGATACATTAACTCAAGTAAAATCCAACATTACTAATTTTTTAAGAACCAAAAAAGGTGAACGTAGAATGAATCCAAACTTTGGTTCTGGATTGCAAGAGTATTTATTTGAACAAAATATAGAAGAATCTCTTGATATAATAAAACAGATTATAACGGACGAAGTTAAAAATTATGTACCAGGCGTAATAGTAAATAAAGTTGATATTAACATAGCAAATCAAGAAAAAAATAAACTTACAGATAGTTATATATTATATATAAAAATACAATTTACGATTAATAATCAAACGGATACACTTAGTTTGAGAATTAGTCAAAATAATATATAATTATGGCAGACATCATACAAAAGTCTTTTAATAGTTCCCGTAGAGAAATTAAGTATCTTAATAGAGACTTTTCTTCTTTTAAAACATCTTTAATTGAATATTCAAAAACATACTTTCCAAGAACATATAAAGATTTTAGTGAAGCATCTCCTGGTATGATGTTTATTGAAATGGCATCATATATTGGAGATGTTCTTTCATATTATACAGATTATCAATTTAAAGAAAGTTTAATGCCATTTGCAGAAGAAAGAAAAAATGTTCTCGCATTAGCAAATTATCTTGGTTACAAAACAAAACCAACTAAATCTTCTACTACAAATATTGATTTATATCAATTAATTCCATCTATTAAGGATTCGAATAATAATTATATTCCGGATAATAACTACGCTCTCAAAATAAGAGAGTATATGGAAGTTTCTAATGAAAGTGGAGTAAGTTTTATTACAACCGATCCTATTGATTTTTCTCTTGATAGCAAGTTTTCTCCCAGAGAAGTTACTGTTTATTCAAGAGACAATTATGGTGTACCACAATTTTTTTTATTAAAGAAATCTGCAAAAGTTATTGCAGGTAAGATTACAACCAAATCATTTACTGTTGGAGTTTCTGTGCCATTTTATAAAATATCATTGTCTGAACTTAATGTTGTAGACATAATTGATGTAAGAGATGGTGATAATAATAAATGGTATGAAGTTGATTATTTGGCACAAGATCTGATTTTTACTGAAACAGAAAATACTGATTTTACTAATAACACATATGTTCAATATTCATCTGAAGTTCCAAAATTAATTAAAAGTTTAAAAACATCAAGAAAGTTTGTTGTAAATGTTACTGCGAATAATGTAACATATCTTGAATTTGGTGCTGGTACAGATGCGACTTCTGATGAAGTAATTTATCCAAATTCCGAATTGGTTGGTGTAGGATTACAAAATATCAATAATTTGAATTTAAATTATGATACTAGTAAACTATTAAATTCCGAAACATTGGGTCAAGCGCCATCAAATACAGTGTTAACTGTACAATATTTGGTTGGGGGTGGATTGTTATCAAATTCACCATCGGATACAATCAAAAATATATCTTCAGTTACATATTTGAATGATACCACTGGTTTAACACCGTCACAAAATTCATTATTAACTACAGTTAAAAATTCATTAAGAATATCCAATCCTAATCCTGCGATTGGTGGACAAAATGAAGAAAGTGTAGAAGAAATAAGACAAAATGCTTTGGCTAATTTTGGTTCTCAAAATAGAACAGTTACTGTTGACGATTATGTTTCTAGAATATATTCAATACCACCAAGATTTGGTTCAATTGCAAAAGTAATGGTAATACCAAATTCAGATTTATCAATTTCTACAAATCAAACACTATTAAACGGATTTGTAAATAATGAAAATCAAACAACATTGATCAATAATAGTTTAGAAAATAACTTTAGAAAAGTAAATTTTGATGTTTCTAATCCATTTAGTTTAAATTTATATGTTTTGAGTTACAATTCAAATAAAAACTTGACACAAACAAATGAAGCATTAGTTTACAATATCAGACAATATTTACAAAAATACAAAATTATTTCGGATAGTGTTAATATTATTGATGGATATATCATTAATATAGGAATAGATTTTAAGATAGTAGTATATAATAATTTCAATAAAAAAGAAGTTTTGGACCAATGTCTTCAAAAAGCAAAAGATTTCTTTAATATTGACAAATGGTATTTTAATCAACCAATTAATACTAATCAATTTGAATTAGAATTAGCTAAAGTTGAAGGCGTACAGTCAATTGCGGAAGTAAAATTTAAAAATCTTACTCAAAATGATGGGGATTATTCTCCACATGAATACAACTTATCAGAAGCAACGCATAATAAGATTATATATCCATCATTAGATCCATCGGTATTTGAAGTCAAATATCCAGATAATGATATTAGAGGTGCAGTAATTTAATAAATTTATCATTAAAAGTCTTATAAATTTCATACTTATATTTATATA